CCGAGACTATAGCTGGTGACTGTGGGTCGCCGGTTTTCGGCGACGTCGGCGGGTCGAGGGTCCTTCTAGGTATACACATGGCCGGTATGGTGAGCGATGGTGTGTTTATGGCATCCACCACTTGCGTGTATAAGTCGGATGTTCTAAAGGTGAGAGACATTCTATATGAGGGGAGAGTGGAACCGCTTTGTGCCACCCCTCTCATGACCTACCAGAGTGGCGTCGAGTTCGGTCCCTTATCGATCGACGTGCCTGGTCGGAACTGTTTGAGGGAGTTGCCAGCAGATGCGCCTGGGTATGTGTCAATAGTCGGCTCATCTGTAAAGATGAGCATGATGCGAGGCGAGTGTTCAGCTGTACCAGGTATGTTGTCTGGTTCGTTCTCCGAATTAGGAATAGACAACTTCCATGAGCCATGCCCATCGTTTTCCGACCGCAAATGGTGGGTCGAGCACGCTGCGTCTGTCATTGAGTCCAGTGATGATCTTTACGTACCTGCCATTCTTGACGCTTGTGTGGCAGATTACGAGGCTGTCTGTGTGCGCGGTATTACGCGCAGAGAGGACGATTTTCGTAGGTTGGTGAGGCCTTTGTCCAATAGGGCAACCATCAATGGCATACCTGGGGTGTATGGTATAGATTCGATGGAGATGAAAACATCCGCCGGTTATCCTGTTGGCAAGAGAAAACTGATGGCTCCCGTGCCTCTGTTTAGTAGAGTCGGGGATGAATTTGTTATGACTCCTACCCTTTCTGACGAAGTTAATCGAGCGGAGGAGGAGCTGGCTAACGGTAGGAGGGCTGGTTTCGTGTTCCAATGGGCGAAGAAGGACGAGGTTAGCAAGAGAGGAAAGGAGAAAGTGCGTATTATAAATTGTGCGCCTGTGGCTTTGGTAATCTTGATGCGTAAGTTTTTCCTGGGGTTCGCAGCGTTCATCCAACAGAACCCATTCCTTTTTGAAATGGCCGTAGGAGTGAACACGGACAGTCGAGATTGGACCTCTTTGTATAACTACTTCTCTCGCTTTGGCGAGTATAGGAAGTTTATAGCGGGTGATTACGGGAAATACGATGCGCGAACCAGGGCTCGCCTGACTATGGCAGCATTTGGCGTTTTCATAAGGTGCTGTGTTTTGTCTGGGAACTTTTCTGATAGGGACATTCGGATTATGTACTCTCTAGCAGCTGAGATATCCCAGCCTTTGTATTTCGCCAATGGAGCCATCTTTCAAGCGTTGGGTTCTGGACCTTCTGGGCACTGTTTGACTGTGTTTATCAACGGTATGGTTAACAGTTTTAACATGCGGTATGCGTATTACGCCGAGTGCGTTGAGAGAGGGCTGGAGATTCCTTGCGAT